CTTTAAGAGGGATCCCCCACTGGCGCCGATATTACTGGCGATACCCGGTCTTTAATGAAGCCGGGACCCAACGGCGTTGTATGGCAACCTCGCCGTGAAGTGCAGTTCGCTCTAAATGGAAGCCGTCCCGTCCAAGATCGAGACTTCTCAAGTTCTCGAGTTTGGTCAGACTCTTCTGCAGAGCAGCGTAACCAGTCAGTCTATCAGTGCGATAGACAGGCTTCTGTACCCAACAGAGTATTTCCATCCGTTGGAACTTACGGTTCCACCTAGAAGGTGGATCGTAAGAACAGAAATGGTTGCGCCCAAGCGCAGGTGACTCCTTTATAACTCCTGGGAGTTTTCCCAACACCTTCTCAACTCTCCTAAAAAGGAGGTGAGAAGTGTGAAAATAACCTTTTCCAAAGAAAAGGTTAGCGGAGGAAATAGAGGAAATAATCTCCTTTGCTTGCTGCCGGTTCTTAGGTCGAACGCGATTAACGTAAACAGGGGTTACCCTGAATCCATTAAAAGCATCTACCCCACAAGACTCGCGGAAAAATCCGCGATAAAAGGTCTTCTGGCTATTCACCTTACAGTTGTACTTTTGTAGGTGATCAAGAACCGTAGCCGCCGCATCCGTGGGAACAAGAATATCGTCCCCATAGATGTAGACGTCCCGAGAAACTGCGTAGCAGTTCTTAGGACTTACAGGAAGGTTGTGATACCGGAGGAGAGCCACTACACAAATAGTGTAGAAGTACATGGCTTCAACCGGGAAACACAGAGCACTACCCATAGAAGCAAACTTCCGAAGACGGACAGAAGTACCGTCCGGAAGCAAAGCTTTCTCTGAACGACATGCCTCAACGGCCTCTTTAAGATCGAGGTTCGAAGAGAACATAGCTAAGGCATAGCCAACAGGAACTCTGTCGCTAGCTTCAGACAGATCGATCGTTGCTAACCGACCGTCGTTAGAAGAGGTTAAAGCTAGAGATCCATTAATCGATTGGTCACTAAAATTGACGTGACCAGCCGAAAATCTCCCAGACTCAATTGCTTTGACGAGTCGAACCGAGATAGCTTGCTGTGCATATTGCATACAGCAAGGCTCGATAGCAATAACCCTAGGGGCCTTAAGTGTCTTCGGAACAGTGACAACCCGAGAGGGAAACTCATTGTCCCGAGTTACGATCGTAACACCTTTGAGCACCTCATCCTGGACACCAATTTCTCCCGATAAAACGGGATAAGCGGAATCCACAAGAGGGAAATAAGGCTCAAGACGATCGAACCAATATCGCCAATCATACTTCCGGTTACCGGAAATGCGTTCGGCGGTAGCGCCAGGACCGTGCTTAGGTACGAGCTCACCGACGTGTATAACACGTAGGAGATCGCTCCAAAGCACAAAAGAGACGGACTTAAAGAGTTCATCATCTTTTTCTGGCAATGGGAACACGTTAAAGGCGCGCTCATTTTCGATGAAACTCTCCAGAGACCTACGCGTCCTTTCGGAAGTGCAGGCCAGCTTAATCTTTTTGAAAGCCAGACAGATTTGTCTGATGCTATCAACAAGAGAAGCATAATAAGCTGGGGAGTCAATAGGTGATAAACCTTTTGAAACATCGTTAATCCTTCCTGTCTCTCGACAAAAGATGCGACCAAGCAATCCCTGCAAAAAAGCGGGGATAGCTCTACTCTTTTGAAAGTTCAAAAAGAGTTGAGGGTCAACATACCCTAGCTCGAGGCTTCTTTCGAAGTCTCGGGCAAAGGATGGTAAGGTAATTGTCAAGAATGACATACCTTCATCTTCAGTCCGTGATCGTATTGTTCTTAGATCACGAAGAGAGACCTTGGCAGCACACTTGACGCAAGCGTCTTTGTAGATAGCTTGCATCACTTCCAGGGAGTCGCTTATATGGCTTTTCAAGAAGAACCTCCTATCTAATGGAGGCAGATCTTCCAAGCCACGTGAGAGTGACCGTAATACAAGCTGTTACACGGGATTAGCCCGTACCAGACCTGGTGGAAGAAGTTTTCTTCTTCCGTTTTGACGATGAACCGGATTTCTCCGGAATTTGTCGTTGAGACAACAAAGGACTTATTGCACGGTTGATTTCGGGGTCGTTGAATTCAATTGAACCCAACAAAACTCCGCGAATAACTTCGGCAAGAGGCCCTTGAGCATTGGATATACCGACAAGTCGGTTGACATCAATGCCAACACTCTCTAAAGCATGGAGAGTATCTTGGGCAGTTTTGAGGCCTTTAACAAGGCCGCTCAATTTGCTCATAATCGTCACTCCTTGTTGGTTGAGAGAATTTTACAACAACGGTAACTTGGAAAACTTCACCTCCGTGATCCTCGACTTCGAGGAACGGAAAATGAAGACCCGAATTAACCGCAGACAGTGCGTCGAGGAGATGCATAAAAGCAGCCTCGACGTCAGAGCTGGAGTTGTTAAGACTCTTGACCATAGAGTTTACCAGTCATGGTAGTGTCGGCCCAAGCCTTGAGTCCGGCCCATTGTTGATCAACCTCGGTGGACGTATAGCCCGCCTCTGGACGATCAATCTGGAACGATTCAGTCAGAAATTCGTAATCGTTGACCGCGGTTAACGGGTCAGCGACAACTTTTCTCTGAGTAAGCGTAACGAGACTAACGATGCGACGCTTTTTGTCGCAAACGACAGTCCGATGCTTGACTTCAAGTTTCCATGTTAAGTCAGATTTCTGAAAAACAGATCTCTGACCATCGGATAAAATCCGAGGCATGGATTGGGCGACAGCATTAACAGTAACAGATTGTGGATCAGATAACACGTGGATGACCTCCTGAAGTTAAGGGAGTTATCCGTGGGTAAGGCGTGGTGTTCCATTCCACCCCCGGGCTATGCCCCACGGGAAATGAAACCAGGTGACTGTCGGGTAATACCGATAGCACCCAGAATCGCTAGTTGCCGCACGGAAATATTATTCCATGAGGCGTCAAACCCATATGGAGAATCTGCAACTTTTCGAACTTTCATTTCGACTTTACGTCGAAATTGGATAGTCCGACGCCCGCCAGCAAAATTGATGACACAAGTTTTCGTCATCGATCGTGTAGTGGACATCATGATGCAGAGACCGCGTGAGACGATCCCATCGACTGTAAAATCATCAAGTCTCTGGACGTAATTTCCCAGAGACGTGAACCAGTCGACGGTCCAGCTCCACGGAGTTATTTTATACAGAAGAGTTGGAGAGATTCTTAAACCGTACAGGGTCATTAACCTTTGTCCGGTTTCAAGGAGACCGCCAAAGGCGGGATCATTGGAATCAAACTCAGGACGGTAAAACTTAAACTGGCCAACCGCCCACACTTTAGTTGTTACAACTTCAGTGCAGTCGAAATAAGCCTTACAAGTGATACCATCAACCACCATGTCGCTGCAAAGCCCTTGGATATTAAACCCAAAGGGTTCCACACCGGCGGAATAACGCCGACCAATGTGGCGCTGAGTGGTTTCTTCTGTAAGAACTCTTCTCTTCCGAACCCACTGACC